TCCATTCTGCCAGTTCATCAAGTCCGTTGATGTCAACCTGTGCCTTGCTGAACACATCCAGTATCATGGGGATTCTTTCATCCGGGGCCGCTGCCAGTATCTTTGCTATCTGTATGGCAGTCTTGATATCCAGTTCTTCCATTCCACTTGCTCCTCTCTGTTAGATGGAATGCTGTGCGACCTCTGCCTTGTACGGTTCTCCACCTCTGGCGAGTTCACGGTACATGGTAGCCGAGTGGACACCGATTGCCATCGCCATCTCATCTACTGTTTTGCCCTGTGCGTTCAGTGCTTCGATTTTCTTTCTGTCCTCGAATCCGATGCGCTTGTACGCTTTTCTCGGTCGCTTATTGGTTGCCATTGCTCTCCACCTCCTCTGTTTTTAGGCAAAAAAATAAATGCGCCAGAGTGATTATTCACTCTAACGCATTTATCAATTTCTTATAAAAATTAAAAATGCGAAGTGAGTTATATCACTCATTTCGCATTTATCTTATTACTTCACGAAAATTTTCTAATTTTTTTGAGAGCGCAAAATATATTATTTTACGCCCTCAAAATCTTCTGTTTATGCCTTGATAATTTCTGTATCTTCTCCATTGGAGGCAATCAGTTTCTTATACCAGTAGAAAGATTGTTTCCTATACCGTTTCATCGTGCCTTCACCGGCATCATTTCTGTCCACATAGATAAAACCATATCTCTTCGACATCTGACCGGAACCATTAGACACCAGATCTATCGGTCCCCACCATGCATAACCAAACAATTTCACTCCATTTCTGATTGCATTTCTCATGGCAGTCACATGTTCTTTCAAATACTCCATTCTATAAGTATCATTTACCGTTCCGTTTACCAGTTCTTCTTTTAAGCCCAGTCCATTTTCTGCGATAAAAATAGGAACCTGATAGCGCTCATACAGATCCACCAATGCCAGATACAATCCATCCGGATCAATCGACCATCCTGACGGTGTGAGCTTTAAGTATGGATTTGTTTTCCCAGTATTTACAATATTAGAATCTCCACGGTAGGACTGATCTCCTTCTACTTCCTTATCAGATGTATTCGTCTCTTTCTGAACAGATTCAATATAATCCTTGGAAGCAATTCTTGAACGATAATAAGTAAAGCTCAGGAAATCAACCGGATATTTTTTGATGATCTCCATATCTTCATCGGTATATTCGATTTCGATGTCATTGTCCTTGAAGTATTCCCATGCATAACCCGGATATTCGCCTCGCACCTGAACATCAGAGAAGAAATAACCACGCTGTTTTTCCTTATAGACAACCAATGAATCTTTTGGATCACAGCTCATCGGATAAATGGTTTTGTACTCAATAACCGATCCTATCTTAGCCTCCGGATCAATTTCATGCACCAGTTTTACTGCCAGTGAGCTTGCTACAAACTGATGATGGGAGGCCTGGTAGATTTCCCGCAAAGTATCTGTCTTCGGATCCATTCCTGCAGTCATCCACTCCATTTTGTGAATATTATTTCCAATCTCATTAAAGGTCAGCCAGTACTTAACGATGCCTTTCCAGCGGGTCACCATTGTTTTTACAAATTTTGTGTAAAAATCAATCATTCTCCGGTCTTTCCATCCACCATACTTATCAGCAAGATGAAGGGGCATCTCATAATGAGAAATGGTTACCATAACTTCCATTCCGTGTTTTCTGCACTCTTCAAATACTTTATCGTAAAATTCCAGTCCTTTCTCATTTGGCTCTGTCTCTTCACCTGTCGGATAGATTCTTGTCCAGGCAACACTTGTACGATATACCTTGAATCCCATTTCTCCGAATTCTGCAATATCTTCTTTATAATGATGGTAAAAATCAATCCCCTCATGTGTCGGATAGTATTTGGCATTTCTATCCGGATATCCGAATACTCCATGAGGCTGTACATCTGCTACGGACGGAAGTTTTCCATCCTCCATATAAGCCCCTTCATACTGATTGGCGGCTGTTGCTCCTCCCCACAGAAATCCTTCCGGGAATCCTTCCGGAACCTTTACATTTTTACTGCTTTTCATGTCTGTTCTCCTCCAATTATAAAGTTTTAC